CGTATCGCGGCCGGGTCCCTGGCAGACACCCACGAGGGTGGCCCCAGAGGAACTTGGTCGCGGCCGGAACCGTAAAGGAACCGGCCGAGCGCCAGTCGCAACCACCGAGGTGCGTACACCTTGGCGGTAGAGCCCCGGACCGGGGGTAGACCGGCCCCCCCAAGAGAACGGGGGAGGCACGGCGCTACCCCGGCCTGGCGGGCTCGCGACCATGCGTCGGGGCGGAGGGCCCGAAGGACCCTCCGCGCACGCAGATCCCGGCCACCGACGTGGCCGATGGCCTCGTAGGACTCCCCCTCGAGATCGAGGGAGAGGCTCACGAGGCCCTTGACGGGTATACCAAGAGCCCATCGAATGGGCGGACGCACGTGGGGGACACGGTCCGTGGGCGACAATGCTGGGTTGACCCAAAAGGTCATCTCAGTAAAGTTACCCGCGGACCCCGACTCGAAGTACTTACCCGTACTGACCTTGGCCCCGCAAAGGGACAGGATCAGGCGGTAGGAACGCACGAGTTGGAGAGGCCAGAAGCCGACCAGGTCGTCACCGCCAATGGCGGTGGCCATCCTGGCTGGCTCCCGGGCCTCGACCCCCACCCAACGGGCGGCCGCGTCCACCCACCAGAGGTGTATGAGGGACATGATCGGCCAAGCCGGTCCAAGTCCCATCAGCACACCCCTGGAGGAGTGGACGCGGGAGCCCCAAGGGTAAACGAGTTCCTGGGGGCCCGTGAGGGCCCGCAGGGCGTCCGCCCACACGGGTGGGAGAGTGTCCCAACCCGCGATGATGCCCTCGACGACCGCCGCCACCAGATCATGGGGCAGGCGGTCCGTCGCGGACACCAGGTCTGTTGAGACGACGGTGTAACCTGAACGAAGGTACACCGAAGCCTCCTCCACGGCGCGTCGGCGGTCACCCGTAAGGAACCACCGGCACCGGCGCTCCTTTCGGAGCATCGAGAGGAGGGCCCTGTTAAGGACCCCCCCCGCCACGGAGGCAAACGCCGGGGGGGCGGAGACGATTCTTCGTTTCCACCCCCTCTCGGCGATTGTGCAGACCCGGTGCGACAGTGGGCTGCTCCCCGTGAGGGAGGCAGCCGCTGTCGCGAGATCGCGGAATCCCGAGTTATACCGCGTGAGGTCGACCTCCTCATCACTGAGGAAGCCGCCCCGGGCAGGGAAGGTGGTCGCATCCTCCCTGGACCAGAGGCCCCTGTCAAGGGCCCCGATCCAGGAAAGGTACGACTGCCTTGTCTGCTCACGGCACCCGCCCCTACGCCGAGGGAAGTCGTTGGTCGCGGATGGACTACAAGGAGCGAACTCCTCGAAGGCCACCCGGTTCCGAACGACGAACCTCTCGAC